AGCAGCTAAACAAGTGTTACCTTGTCTAAGTTCACAGTTGTATGAAATCCAGCCGTTTCTTGAAAGTCTTGTATAAACTCTTGAAACTGTGACTCGGCCAGTTTTTTTCTTTGTTAAAGTTTCCATTTAAAAATTTTGCAAGTGTGACCCGCCTCCGGGTATGAATGAATTATGAACTAATATCAGGAATAACGCAACCCTGAACATCTTTAACATTGAGTTTTATTATAATATTCTAACTTTATCTTATAGATGTTTACAAATGGCTAAGAATGATTCATAATAGAGGTATGGGAGAGATTCCCTTTACCACTCGCCCTTTTCCCGGTCATGAAAATTACTTTCGACTTTAACGAAGAACAGCTAGAAAACCTTGAGGACATTCTACTTGAGGCTAAATACAATCTACCTGATGATGAAGAAGAGTTCCAAGAGGCTCATGAAGATAGCCCAGTTGGTACTATCCGCGAGGCACTTCTTCAGATCGCTGCACAAAAAACAACTGCGGGGGTTTGATTAAAGATGTCTAAGAATGTTACCACCTACGAATGTGAGCAAGGCACACTTTTAAAGTCTTACGATACATTTGTTGCTTTGAAAGGCAAAGATAGAGAAAAAGACATGGTCACTTTAAAGTGGCATAGCAAAACAACAAGCCGTCATATCAATGAATTTTTTGGCGGTAAAGAATATACAAACGAAGCTGCAAAGGTTTCACAATCTTTGTTAGATGACATGGGTAAATTTATTGAGTCTTACAACAATGGCTAAATCAGAACAGCAAACACTTTGGGAAAAAAGAGAGGCATTTGTTAATGCTGATCGTGAGTATAAGCAGCTTTGCGATAAAGTTGCTTCTATTCATAAAAATATAGACGCTACAAAATCTGCTGGCCGCGGTGCTTTGCAGAACATAAAAAGATTTCTTTTATTAGAAGAACTAGCTACCAAGCAATCTTACAAATTTGAAGATGTAAGCGGCGATACTTCCGCAGAGCTAGAAGAACTGACAATGAACTGCAATGAGTGTTGGTTTTACGAGTTTAACAGCGCATCTGATTTTGCACTTGAACAGGCTTTGGAGTATTCACAAGTACCCGCAGAAATGTTCAAAAAAATTAGAAAGTACGAGGCAGATTTAAGGATTGCCACTCAATACAAAGATGATCTTAGAAAACGTCTTATGGAATCATTCGATCTTGCATTAAAAGAATCAAATCAAAATCACAAAAAGGAGGAAACCAAGTGAGAAATTTATTTCTGATGATTGCTATGTCTGGATTGTTTTATACAACCCTTTCTGGCACTTTATACGACATGACAGTTGCAGATTGCAACGCTGGTATTACCGCAGCTTGTGAGGAAATTGCCAGATGAAATTTGAGAAAATTGATCCAGCAAATAAGAAAGAATGCCTTTTTCAAGCCTTCTATCTTTTATTTGGTTGTCAAACTGAAAAACATAGAATAGAAGTTGGTCAGAGGTTATGCCTCATGCTAATGGATTCTGAAATAACGCGTCAAGACGCACAAAATGCCTGTGATAGAGCAATACAAGCACACCTTACAGAAAAAATATTGGAGGCAAATTTTAATGAGTGATGAAACAATGGACGTTAAAGTAGGCGATCTTATCGGCAGAACCTGTATAAGAGATTGTGACCAAGAACACTTTGTCTTTTGCGGAATGATGCCGCTTAAAGGGGAGAAAATACCTCGGATAATTCTTATGAGAAAGCTACCGGGGGAACTTTCCCCAGCAATTTTTGTTGATTGGAACAGCTTCGGGGAAAACTATATTATTTCCACCGAGATACCAAAGGTAAAAGTTGCCTACAAAACAGCGAGAAGAAATGTATAACTCATTTTGTCTTTCGCTACTGGTCATTGCAGCTTATTTAAATTTGTACTTGACCATAAAAAAAACCCGCAGAGGCCACCCCTGACCTTTGCGAGTTCTAACTCCAAGCCGCACCACAACGGCACTTCTATTCTAACCATGAATACTAACGAACAGTTAAAAACATTAGAAACAGCCATATTGCATGGCGGTGGTTTCTATAGCAAACTTGCTCACGCTGCACTTTCAGCAGACCCAGACAATCGTGCTTTGATTTTCAAAACTTGGCCACAGCTGGAAACTGTTTATGGCCCTTTAGGACCTTTTCAACACAGCACTCCAGATTTGAGGTTAATTAAATGATTATCCATGAAGTAAAACCAGTTTCAGTTGATTTTGCTAGTTATCAGGCAGACCCAGCTTACAGCGCGTCTGACTTGAAATTACTGCTATCACAATGTCCAAAGGCTTTATGGCATAGCAAACATAATGAACTTGCACCGCCAAAGCTACCAACACAAGCAATGAAACTGGGTAGCATGATTCACAAAAAAGTATTAGAGCCAGACGACTTTGACAAAGAGTACGTTGTACTTGAGGAAAAGCGTACCAAAGAGGGCAAAAAACTTGCCCTTGAATATGAGCAAAAAGGCTTGACTACTTACACCCCGGCGGACGCAAAAGTTATTGACAATATGACTTTAGCAATCTGCCAGCACCCCGAAGCTCACGCACTTTTAGATAAAGGTCAATCTGAGCAATCTTTCTGGTGGGCGCATAGCTCAACAGGTCTTGATTGTAAATGTCGTTGCGACAAAATTCACAACGATATAATAGTTGATCTTAAAACTTGTGGCGAGGGCGGCGCATCGCCAAAGGCTTTTACATCTTCAATTTTGAAGTTTATGTATCATGTCCAAGCCGCGCATTATCTACAAGGTACTGGGGCTGATCGCTTCATCTTTGTAGCAATAGAAAAAGTATTTCCCTACAACATAGGAATATACGAATTAGACAACGACTTTATTGATTTAGGTTATGAACTCCAAGAACAGGCGCTTCTTAAAATATCTGAAGCAACTAAAACTGGACTCTGGCGAGGATACACCGATGAGTGTACCAGCGGAATCCAAACCCTTTGCCCACCCCATTGGCTCCTCAACAATGACTAAAGAACAATTCAAGGTCATGCAGATGACCCCAGAAAAGGCCAAACAAATACTTGTGGCCAAGAATAGAAACAATCGCGGTATCAAAGCATCAAACCTTAGACGGTTGACCACAGCCATTGAAAACGGCGAGTGGAGATTAACTAACCAAGGAATCGCATTTGATGAGCAAGGCAATCTTATAGACGGTCAGCATAGATTGGCAGCTATTTTACAGACAGGAAAAACAGTTCCTATTCTGGTTGGAACCAATATGGACCCCAGAATATTTGATTGTGTAGACACCGGGACTGCTAGAACCGCTGGGGATGGCATAGATATTGCTGGAAGTAGCCACGGAAAAACTATTGCCGCTGCTATCAAGTGTTATTACTTGTACAACAACTGGCCAAAACGTGCATGGTCTAGCACCGTTGCACCGACTTCAGCCCAGATATTAAAAATATACGAATCTAAAAAAGACACAATGGAGGCGGTTTACTCCGTTATTGCCAAAAAACATAAAAACTACAAATGTTTTCCTAAAAGTATCGGCTTGTGTTTTACTTTGATTTGTTTAGATGCTGGTTGGTCAGACATACAAATGTATGAGTTTTGGGACGCTGTAACGCTAGGTGCAAATTTACAGGCAGACAGCGCGGTACTTTCTTTCAGAAACCAGTTAAGCAATGTCGAATATCGCAAACGCGGTTGGTTTTCACAAAGATTTATTCTCAACGCTTTCATAGTGTGTTTTAACAAGCACGTTCAAAACATTCCTACCATTAGGTTTATAGCGCCAAGACCTGATACAAATATGTACAAGGTAGAAAAACCAGCGCAAAAAGAAACATCAATCTTGGAGGTTATTAAAGCATCGTGAAAAAACCAAACTTAAAAGGTATTATTCAGCCCGAAGACGTCTACAAAAAAGGAAAATACAGTTATGTCTCATGGGCTAGGACTTCTGAATATCTTAATGAACTCGCTCCGGGGTGGGACTTTCATCTTGAATTACCACCAACTGTTGAATCAACTGGGGTTGTTTGGCCAGCCCCAAACGGCTCAGGTTATCTTATGGGATATTTCACAGACCCAGATGGTAAGAAAGGTGCTGTTTATCCGTATTCAATTATGGATAACAGAAACGAACCGATACCACTTGCAAAGATTTCAGCAAGGGACGTAACAGACTCGCACCGCCGCGGTTTTTGTTTTTGTGCAGCCAAAGAATTTAACTTAGGCTCAGAACTTTGGACAGGTAATGAAATTATCAAAGCTAAAGATTCAACACCTACAAAACGTGGTGGCGCAGAACCTAAACAAAATATAGCCGTACTTGCGCGTGATGCTATTGTTAAATCAACAAGTGACCAACAATTAGACCAACACTTTAATACGCTTGCATCAAGGCTAAGTGAAGGGAAAATCAGCCAAGATCAATATAATAAACTTATAGACCTTATCAAAGCTAGGAGGAAAGCATTAACAGCATGAACACCACCGAGACTCAATTTCTAACCACCGAGCAAGTAGCGGAAAGATATGGGCTAAGTCCCGCCACTATAAAAGATTGGAGGGCAAAAAAATTTGGTCCACCCTACTACACACTTGAAAGATATGCGGTATCGTGGGGTTCCCCTCGCGTACGCTATGACCTTCACAAACTTCTCGCATGGGAAGAAGCAAACAACATCACCCCAATTCAAAGCTTTTAAAAATTATGTCTAACTCCGCTTTTAATTTTCGTTTCCGCGTAGTCGGTAACAACAGCGCCAATCCAAACGCGCCAGAAAAAAACCTTATTATTGATTGTCCAGTAGAAGAGGCAAAAAAATGTGCTATGTGGCTTATGCAACAAGTCGATAAGGTAGATGAAAAAGATTCAACAATCAGGATATATACTGATAAAAAAACTTATGACGAGGTTCCCGGATTTTCTATCTGGGGCGGTATGTGGGGCAACTCTGGTAGGATTCAACCTCTAGATGAAGATAATGCCCCCAAAAAGCAATCTCGGTATACTGAGGACAAATCTGAAATACCTTTCTAATGATTGAGCCAGTTTTTCCAAGCAATCCTTACGAGGGTCAAATCTTTTATCATGCTGAAGCTGAAAAAACTTATGAGTGTGTTTTCAGAGACCCTTTAGATCGCATGATTAATAGGCAAATGAAACATTATGTTTGGTGTGACATTACAGAGGATTTTTTTTTATGTTTCTACGGCGGTCATAATGTATTAGCATTTCTTGCTGGCTACACATTATTTCCAAGGCACTTGCGATAAAGTCAGATTGTTTTGCATTTGACCGTAAAAGTTCCTCAGTCATTTTTTTTAACTCATCAATATTTTTTGATGAACGTATGTCTTTAACAAGGCTTTCAATATAGAACTCACGTTCTAAACTGGGGCTAGATGTTAAGACGTTGATTAGGCTTTTCATTGTTCTTTAGGCCATAAATTAACTTCGATGTATTCAACAATTTTGTCATCTATGGTATTGTCTGTGGATTTGACCAAGGCTTTCAACAAGTCAAGAATTAACTTTTTAACTGCATTAGTTTTGCAGAAAGTTAATAGTATTGGTTTTAAAATACGAATCATAGTAATTAGGGCGATACTTCCCAAACATATCGCTTTTTGCTAGATTTAGCCCATACCTCGCAAAACAATGGAAGAACAGGAAGAAAAACAAGGGTTAGGATTTATTGGCAACGCGGTACAGCTTGTAATACTTGGGTGGGCGTTATCAGTAATTTCATATTCGTACTTCGGTAACTCAAACAGGCAAATTGATACCACCTTTGCCGCCGGGCTGCTAAGTGCTGTTATGTCCAACTATGGCCTGAATGTCAAAAAGGCTACTGACAAAAAGAAACTCAATGGTAATGTTAAGATAGTTGACAATTCTGACTCCAAAGTAGGGGTGTCAAAAAAATGAAAAAAACTCTAGCAATCTTTTTATTATTTTTTCCTTCAGCGGCCTTTGCTGATATGACCTCAACAATTACCAGTTCGGTAAAAGTAGAAGTTATGAGCGCAGCAACAGCGGCTGATCGTGTAGGAAATAGCTATTCTGTTTCTGGTACTGGCGTTAATACAACTGACGGCACTACCGCGGGAACTTTAGGCGGTCTTGGTTCTGCTACCAACGGCGTTAATGCTTACACCACTATTACGGCAAGTCAGCTTACAAATGGCGAAAGTTTTCAATACACAGTTTCATATTTAGAGGGGGACGCTGTACCCACCTCAGCGCCAACCACAGGGGCTGTTTCCAACTTTTCTGACCTTACATCTACAGCAGCTGGGGCAATAGGCTCAGGGGGTGCAACAATAGACAATCACGTTATTACTGTTAGTGGTGGCGACCCCGGTTCAACAATTACTGGCCAATATGTGACTACTTTGAGTGTCGATTAATGGCAAATGAAAAAGTTTTGGTTGTTAATATTTTTTTATGTTTTACCCGCGTATAGTCAGCCAGTGGTCCCTAACTTCGTTACCGGGACTATGTCAAGCACCACGAATACAACTACAAGCATCACAGAAACCATTACATCAAAGGATTATAAAACTGGTTACGAGTACACCGTATCGGGTACAGGAATCACAAATTCTGGCGGGAATATGTCGCCAAATGCTACAACGGTTAACGGTTCTTCGGGCGGGGTAACTTATACATGGACAGGCGCAGACTTAACAACCAAGCCAAACTGGACTCTAACAGATACGACCTCTGGGGCGGCCTTTCAGTTTTCAGAAAGTTACCATGGACCCGGTCTACAAAACGTCACTACAATTACCAGACAGATAGAATCAGAAAGCGTTGTTACAAGTACCTCTGTGTTCTCGCAATAACCTTAAATCCTAGTTCTGTTTTGGCAAATGCAGTTAGCCAAAGCAATAATGGCTCGGTCACGAATCAGGCAATACAAATGAATCAAGGTAACGT